TTGACGGAGGCCTCGGCGAAGACCGCGAGCGCGATCGGAGCCCAGGCCCAGAGCGGCACGCGCCAGGTTTGTCGCGCGGCCGCGGGTGTGCTATGCGTATGCATGTCAAAGATCCTTTCCTTACCAGTTTGGGTTCAGACACGGGCCGGGGCTGTTGACGCAGCCGCCGGCCTTTTTCGTGTTGAGATGGGTTTTTAGCCCAGCTCAGTTCATAATCTAATCGAAAATGGACAAAATGTCCATGCAAAATCGGACTGGTATTGACATTTTGTCCAGTTTCGTGCTCATTTGCGGCGTATGAGCAACACTGTTTCACGTCTGCGCGCTTTGGCCGGGTCTCAGGCCAATGCCGCGCGCGCCCTTGGCCTCACCGAGCGGCAGTTGTCGCGCATCTCGACGGGCGAAAGCCCGGTGCCCGAGTACATTGAGGCCATCGTGGAACTGCTCGAGGCGCTGCCGCCGAAGGACTGGCCGGAGAGGTGGAGGAAGTGATCCAGCACAGCGGGCTGCGGTAATATTCTGGGGAAAACGTCTCTCTACTGATGGGCTCCTATTGCTCCGCACCCTAACCTTTCGCTTTTGCGGGGGCACGAGATGGCACGGGGAATTGCGGTAACGGCGCTCATGCTGGCGCTGGCCGGTTGCGCCACGATCATGGAAGGCACGAGCCAGACGATTATCGTCGATGTCGTGCCGGCTCACGGGCGCTGCGAAGTTCTGAGAGACGGCGTGGCGCTGGGGCAATCGTCACCGGGCTCCCGCGCGGTCTCGGTTTCCAAATCAAAGAGCGATCTCTTGTTCAACTGCACGGCCGAAGGCTACCCGGCAAAAAGCCAGACGCTTTCCTCGGCGCTCGCAGCAGCGACGGTTGCGAGCTTCTTCCTGCTGGACTTCGGGCTGGTGGACGCCGCAACCGGCGCTTGGATGAAGTACCCCGAGCGGGTGACGATCGTGATGGACAAGGGTGGTCAATCATGACCGGTTCGCAGGAGGAGATCTGGGAGGAGCGCCGCAGGCCCCGGTCCGGTTTCGGCAAGCTGCTCAAGTGGGGCTTCATCCTGTTCAATCTATGGATGCTGGCCGAGCTCGCCATGCTGTTCTCGCGCGTCGAGCATGTTCGCGGCCAGTATCGCGACAACGGCTTCGCGCAGCTCGGCATCAATGCGGTCGCCAACACGAGGCTGAACGAGATCTTCGTGATCTGGGCGATCGGGGCCGTGATCCTCGGCGCTGGGGTGCTGGCCACGCGCGGCAAGAAGCAGATGGTGCGCATGACGGGCGCGGGTGAGGCCCCTGCCGCCGCCGACGATCACTGGCGGCCGAGCGCGGAGGCGCAGGCGTTGATCGAGAGAGGGAGCGACAATGGCTGAATGGCTAGAGATCGCATTCGTGGCCTTGGGCGTGGGGTTTGCTTGGGGTTTAGCTGATCGAGCTAGAATGGCAATTGTGACTAAATTGACTCAGCGAAAACCTAACGAGACTGCGATCACCGCCGTGCGGTCGAAAGTGCATTGACCCGTGCAGTGCAGTTAAGACATACATTTTCCTAGATTACGAATCATGGCCCGGAGGGAATCACCCTGCCGGGCTTTTGCATTTCCGGGGGCGGTCATGGCTGAGTTGGCCGAGTTGAACATGAAGCTGACCTGCAATTCCGGAGTGGTTCGCGCCGTCCTCGAGGATTGTCAGATCCTGCTTGCCCATGGCGCTGGTGCCCGTGTGATCGCGAAGCGATTGGGTGTCGAAGCCGACTATGACCGTCTCATTGCCAGCCTCATGGAGCCCGCGGAGAAGCCCGCTGCCTGATGCTCCGCCGCGCTATTCCCCGTTCGCAGGTCTCCGGAAGGCTGGCCTGCTGCGGCCGGCGACCTACGAAAGGGACAAGCGGCGCGGAACGGCCCATGAGCGCGGCTATGACAGCCGGTGGCAAAAGACGAGCCGAGGCTATCTCGACAAGCATCCGCTCTGCGTCGCCTCGAAAGCCAACGGGATCATCCGGGCGGCGACGCTGGTCGATCACATCATTCCGCATCGCGGCGACAAGAAGCTCTTCTGGGACCCAACCAACTGGCAGGCCCTCAGCGACGAGGCCCACAACACCATCAAGAAGATTCTCGAGGTGCGGTGGGACCAGGGCCTGATCTCGGCCGCCGAGCTTCGGCTTGATCGCCCGCTGCCCGAGTTCTTCGCGCTACCCCCAGGGGGGGTGTGAAATCATATGCCTCTCCCGCCCCCAGACCGCGCGTTTCCCACAAAAAAAGGGGGCGCAGGTTTTTGGGCGTGATTATTTTTTCTAGAAGGTCGAATTCGGCCGGGGATGTGACGCGTGGGAAAGCGGGGACCGAAGCCGAAGTCGGCAGAACTTGAGTCAGCTCAAGGCTTTCCAGGGCGCCGCAAGAAAAAGACAAAAGCCGTTCTCGAAGAAAAGACGCCTCCGGATGACATACAAGACGAAGCGCGCGATTCCGCCTTCGTTCCGCCCGCTCCCGGCTATCTCACGAAAACGGCACGCCGCATTTGGAGTGAACTCTTCTCCGACCCCTCGACCCGGCTTTGGTTCAAGAATTCCGACCATCGCATCCTCGCCCGCTACTGCAGCCTGATGGCGGTGCACGAGACCACGATGCGGCGACCGCCGCAGCCGACCTACGAGATCGTCAAGGAAACGCCCGGCGATGACGATGCGCCGCCCACGAAATCCGTCGCGATCAAGCGCAACCCCGCCTATGACCAGATGCTGGCGACGATGCGTGAGCTCCGCGCGATCGAGCAACTGATCGGCGCGAGCCCTGCGGGTCGTCTCGGTCTTGAGAGCAAGCTCGGCACCGATCGCGGCAAGAAACAACCGGCGACGCCTCAATCGACCGCGCAGAGCGGTGGCCATCGGCCTGCCGGACCTCTCGGCGCTCTCAAACCGCAATCGCAACGATCGAACATGAATTGACGGCTGCCGCGGCGGCCCGGTGCCGCGCGCGAACATGCAGAGACTCGGCAAGCAGCCAGACCCGGCCCGGAAGCTGAAGCCGGGCGAACCTCGCTACCATTCTCTCTGGCGACCAAAACCGCCTGGCGCCTATTACGACGCTGACACGGCCGAATCCGCTGTCGCGTTCTTTCCTGCATATTGCCGTTTTACTGAGGACGAGTGGGCCGGCCACCCGTTCACGCTGCAACAGTGGCAAGCCGACTGGATCATCCGGCCCGCGTTCGGGTGGAAGCGTGCGGACGGCACTCGCCTTTACAGGCGGGTGATGATCTGGATCCCGCGCAAAAACGGCAAGACGGCGCTGATCGCGGGCGTCTCACACCTGCTTCTTCTCGGGGATGCGGTGCGGGGTGCCGAATGTTACTCGATCGCGTCGTCGGGCGATCAGGCGCGCCTCGTGTTCGAGGCCGCTTCGAACATGATCGCCTACTCGCCGGATCTCGCCGAGCAGTACGAGGCATTTGAGGAGAGCTTGTACGTCCGCGCGACGATGTCGCGCTTCGAGTTCCTGACCGGAAAGCCACGCGGCAAGCACGGTCTGAAGACGACCTACCTTATCGGCGACGAGGTGCACGAGTGGGCCACCAACAGGCTCTACACCTACGTGCGCCAGGCCATGAAGTCGCGCAAGGAGCCGATGGAATGGCTGATCTCGACGGCCGGCGTCGAGGACGGCTACGGCGTCGAGCTGTGGGACGAAAGCCTCAAGATCTGCGAGGGCGCGTTCGACGACCCCGAGACGCTGGTGCTGATCTGGTGCGCGCCGCCCACGATCAAGGATGAGGATCTCTACACCGAGCGCACGCAGCGCGAGGCCAACCCGAACTACGGCATCTCCATCCGGCCGGATGCGATCGCCAAAGAGGCCCGCGAAGCCAAGCAATCGACGCGCTCGGAGAACGACTACAAGCGCTACACGCTCAACATCTGGGTCGGCCAGGACGAGCGCTGGCTGCCGATGCCGTCGTGGAACGCCTGCACGCAGGGCGGCCCCGATAGCTGGAAGGAAATCGCCGACCGGATGGCCGGCCGGAAGTGTTGGGGCGGTCTCGACCTCGCCAGCACCAAGGACTTCAACGCCCTGCTCTGGACCTTTCCGCCGGAGAACGAGGACGACCCGAACGAGCGATGGGTTTGGCTGCCGCGGTTCTGGTGGCCGAAGGCGTCGATGAAGCTCGCGGCGTCCAAGTCTCGCGTGCCGTTCGAGGAGTGGGAGCGGGCAGGCGCGTTCGTCGCGACGCCGGGTAACACCGCAGATCACGGTGCGATCGAGGAGCAGATCGAGGCGGACTGCAGCCGGTTCGACGTGCAGGGCCTCGGCATCGATCTGTTCAACGCTCATTCGGTCGCGCAGAACCTCGTCGCCAAGAATGTTCCGGTGGAGCTGATCCGCTTCGGCATGCTGTCGATGTCGAGCCCATCGAAGTTGCTCGAGCGGCTCGTGCTCGAGCAGCGGTTGGACCACGGCGGACAGCCGGTGCTGCGGTGGATGGCGTCGAATGTCGCGATCCGCCGCGACAGCAGCGAGAACTACATGCCCTGTAAGCAAGCCTCGGCCAACAAGATCGACGGCATCGCGGCGGGTGTGATGTCGCTCGCGATGGCCGGGCGCGAGCCTGCACCGCGTTCGTATCTGGAATCCGGCGAGCTTTTGATTTTGCCCCTCTGAAGGAGCATCGCGCATGTATGCCTTCGTTCCGAAGATAGCCGCTCAGTCCGCCGCGAAACGCCGAGCCGCGACTTCTCCGGCGCGCCGCGGCCGCGCACCGGCTTGCAAGGACCTGGTGTCGATCCTGACCGCGCTCGGCACGGGTGCTCTTGCGGCCGGCGGCATCGCGGGTGTGATCGCGGCCGTCGGATACGGCGCCGGTCTCACGGCAGATGCTTACAACGCTGTCGTCGCCTGGCTTTACGACGAGCGCTCCGCCATCGAAAGCCGCCTGTCGGATCTCTACCTCCGCTACGGCGAAATCGAGCTCGATCTCCGGGACGGCGCCGACCCGGCGCTCGAGCAGGAGCTGCAGGACATCAAGACGGAAATCGCCGATCTCGAGGAGCGCCTCGGTCAGATCGCGCAGGCCGAATCCGAAGCTGCCTCCGCTGTCGCCGCCTGATGCCGCAAGCGACCACACCTACGCTGCTCGAGCAGGCGAGCACGCCCTGGTTCGCGCCCGGTGACGCCATCGGCGTCGCGGACTACGGACCGGGCGAATCCAAGATGTTCACGGCCGAGGAGGAGGAGATTCTGCTCGGCGGCAATTCCGGGATCACCAAGTCCGGCCAATGGATCGGGCCGGAGCAGGCGCTCCGCATCTCGACGGCCTACGCCTGCCGGCGTGTGATCAGCGAGGACATCGCCAAGATGGCCCGCCGCGTCGTGCGCGTCACCTACGACGAACGGGGCCGCGAGCGCACCGCCGTGGTCCACGATCACCCTGTGCACGACTTGCTCACCGTGCGCCCGAACGACTGGATGACGCCGTTCGAATTCGTGCAGTACATGGTGGCCATCTCCACCTTCCACGAGGCGGCCTACGCGCTCATCCAGCGAGACCGCTTCGGCAATTTGACCGAGCTGCTGCCCCTGCTGCCGGGCACCTGCGCGCCGGAGGTCGATCCCCGCTGGGATGTCTCCTATCGCGTCACCGGCTACGGCATGAACCTGCTGTTACAGCCCGGCGAGATCTTCGTGCTGCGCGGGCCGATGGCGGACCCCTGGCACGGGCATAACACCATCGCGCTCGCCAAGGAGGCGGTCGGCCTCGCAGCCGCCATCGAGGCGAGCCAGGCGCGCTTCCACGCCAACGACCTCCGCCCGTCCGGCGTGCTCTCGTCGGCGAAAACGATCGAGCAGCCCATGCGCGAGAAGATCCGCCAGGCTTGGCAGGAGGCCTACGGGCCAGGCGGCAAGGGCGGCATCGCCATTCTCGATGCGGAGTTCAAGTTCGACGCGATGACCGTCGAGGGCGCGAAGCAGGAGGTGATCGAGAACCGCAAGTTCCAGGTGTCCGACACCTGCCGCTTCTTCCGCGTGTTCCCGCAGATCATCGGCCACAACGACGGCAGCCAGGCCTACGCCTCGGTCGAGAATATGTTCACGGCTCACGGCAGCCATTGCCTGCAGCCGTGGGCCGAGCGCTTCGAGGAGGCGGCCACGCTCTCGATGCTGTCGGAGCAGGAGATCCGGCAGGGCCTCCGCGTCGATCTCGACATGGACGCCGTCGTGCGCGGCACCACCTCGGATCGCGTGAAGATCTACAAGGACGCCGTCACCATCTACATGACGCCGAACGAGATCCGGGTGCGCGAAGGGCTCGACCCCATCGACGACCCCGCCATGGACCGCGTGCAGCTCCCCGCCAACAACACCGGCCTCAAGCCCGCTCTCGGCGGGCCGGTCGACGGCGGCGCCCTCGATCCCGAGCCCGACAAACCGCGTCTTCCTCCGCCCGCGCCGCGCAAGCCGCCGGTGTGGGAGGACGAGGATCAGCGCTTCCGTCCCAACCGCGCGAGGTAACTATGCACGACTATCTTCTCCAGTTCTTCGCCTACGAGCATCTGCCGCCGCACCTGCAGGCGATCAGTAAGCCGTTCGGCGACCTCGCGCACAAGATTGCCGAGACGTTGCCGTCAAATCCCGAGCGAACCATGGCCTTGCGGAAGTTGCTCGAGGCCAAGGACTGCGCCGTTCGCGCTCATCTCTTCAAATAGCCGCCATGCACAGCGTTTCCCACACCGCCCGCGCCTTTGCGCCGACGCTCGTCACTACGCAGGCCATCCTCGCCAACGGCCCGACCGTCGAGGATCTGGAGCGGCTGGCCGGCGATCTCGACCGGTTCGGCGCCGATCTCCTCGCCGCTGCCGACGCGACCGAGGCCGATCTGCCGGAGCCGTTGGTCGCCTCGCTCGAAACCGCCGTCGGCGCCGTGCAATCCGCGTTGAACCCGCACTGAACCCCAACATCCGGAGACGTCCATGTCCTACCGCATGCTCGGCGCTCGCGCCGCCGCAACCAAGCTCGCGCGCCGTTTTTCCCGCCGTGACGACATCGCCCTCGTCGATCCGATGACGACGACCGCCGTCCCGGAGGCGGTGGTCGAGACGGTCGTGAGCGACGTCGTACCGGTCGATCCGCTGCCCAAGACCTACCGTGCCACCGTCACCCGCACCGTGACGCAGACGGCCGTGGTGGAGTTCACGGCGCCGGAGGGCACCGATTCCTACACCATGGCGCAGGGTTTGCTCGAGAGCATCCCGGCCGAGCATTGGGTGACGCAGCCCGCCGACTCCTGGGGCTACATCGACCACATCGAGGAGGTCGGCCCCGCCGCGGCTGGCGACGTCGCAGACCCGCTCGACGCGCCGTCCGTGCTCTCGCGCCGTTACCGTCGCAAGTCGGATGCGGGAGCCGCGCGGGCCTTCCTCGATACGCTCGGGGACGCGACCATCGTGCAGGAAGCCGCGAACTTCGGCGGCGTGTCTGCGTACATCGACGACCTCGGAGACATCGTGATCGTCGACGCCGCCGGTGGCGAGCGCCTGCTGACCGACGACGAGGTCATCACCCTGGCCCTGTCCTGCGGGTGGCAGGCTGAAGGCCAGGAAACCGACCTGACCACCCTCTCGCGCCGCTACCGTCGCAAGGCCGCATCGGGGCAGTGGGCGGCCTACGATGAACAGGCGATCTGGGGGGTGGGTTACGACGCGCAGTCCGCGATTGCCGACGCCGCTACCAATTTCGGTCCCATCTCGCAGGAGGAGGTGGACGCCAACTTGGCCAGACTGATGACGGGCGAGATGTCTCAGGCCCTCGCCAACGCCGTCGCAGCGTCTGGGGGGAATGTCGGCTTCGAAATGCTTGCGAGCGGTTTGCTTGGTCTTGTCGGCGAGGAGGAAACGGTCGAGTTGGGTGATGAGCCTCCGGTCGACGACGAAACCGACGATCTCGTGTCGAAAGCCACCCTTTCCCGCCGCTACGCCCGCAAGATGACGGGCAGCGAGGCGATCGACTGGATCGACAGCGCCCAGCAGCAGGCCGACGCGGCTTACGAAGCCGGCGACCTCGCCACGCTGCAATCGCTGCTCGATCAGTCCTACGGGCTCTCGATCGACACCGCCAATCCGGCCGACACCTGGGCCGCGGAGTTTCCCTCCGCGCTCGCCGATCTCCAGTTCCAGCTCAACGACAAGATCCGCAGCCTCGGCGAGATCGAGACCGCGATCACGGAGGTGATCGACGCGCCCACGACGCTGGCACGCCGCGGCCGCCTCGCGCGCCGCTACGCCCGCAAATCCGCATTCGATGTCACCGTGGGCGGCACCTACATCGCCACCTACGAGGCGGCAACCGAGGACGAGGCGCTCGCGGCCTACCTTGCGGAGCAGGGCTTCGCCAGCGCCGAGGAAGCCGCGGCGGCGGCTGGCTACAGCGTCGAGGAGTATCTGGCCGACATCGTCGTGAGCGAGGTCCCGGCCGACGAGATCGCCGCCGACCCGGCTCTCGCTGCCGTCGCCTGATCCCGCACCCGCCGACCGCGAGGTTTCCATGCTCACCGCCGCCTTGAAATCAGCCCCGGTGCCCGCACCGGAGCTCAAGCACCTGCGCCCCATCCGCTTCAAGGCGCAGGCGGTGTCGGAAGCCGGCACCTTCGAGGGCTACGGCAACGTGTTCGGCGTCGTCGACAGCTACGGCGACATTGTGATGCCCGGTGCGTTCTCGGCGTCGCTCGCCGACTACGCCGCGCAGGGCACGTTGCCGAAGCTGCTCCTGCAGCACGATCCCGCGGCGCCGATCGGCGTGTGGACCGAGATGCGGGAGGACAGCCACGGCCTCTACTGCAAGGGCCAGCTCAATCTCGACGTCGAGCGCGCGCGGGAGACGCTGAGCCTCATGCGGCAGGGTGCGCTCGACGGGCTCTCGATCGGCGGCGATCCCGTCGACACCCAGAAAGTCTACGTGGACGCTCTCGCCGACCACGGCATCGTGCTGCAGCCGGAGGAGCTGGAGCTCGGAGGCCAGCGCCGCCTCGTCTACGGCTGGGATCTCTGGGAGGTGTCCGTCGTGACCTTTCCCGCCTGCAAGCCCTCGCTCATCGACACGGAGACCGTGAAGCGCCGGCCGCACGCGCACACGTCGCGCCGTCACGCGTCACTTGTCGAGCTCGATCGCCTCGCCCGCGCCGTGGCGCGCCGCGGCCGGCTTCTCGCCGCACTTCGTTAGTCCTGCGTCCCAACTCTCTCACCCCAACAACCGGAGCTACCCATGAAACCCAACGAGACGTTGGCGCAGGACCGTGTGCGCCATGACGAGACCGCGCCCGAGATCAAGGCGGGCGGGCCGCGCCGCATCGCGGCCCCGGCCGTGCACACCCGCCGCGCCGACCCCGTCGCCGCGCTCACGCGCACCATCGAGACCCAGAACCGCCGCCTCGAGGTGAAGATGGTCTCGCGCACGGAAGCCGCCCGCCGTCTCGCAGCCGCCAAGGCGAACGCGACGCATCATCTGCGGGCCACGGTGGACCAGCGCAACGGGGCCGCCCGTAAGGGCCGCGCCGATCCGCTGCTCGATCAGACCATCAACCGCATCAACCGCCACATCGACCGCGTGGAGGCGGACGAGCGGCGCGACCTGCAGACGCAGCTCGCGGCCGAGAAGGCGCGCACGCGCCAGCTCGAGACCAAGCTGCGCCGTCCGATGATCCAGCCGCCCGCGCGCCGGGCGAGCCTGTCTCAGCGGAACCAGGCGTTTGCGCTCTACCGCAAGGCCTCTCTCGCCTACCTCCGCACCGGTCAGGAAACCTTCGGCGGTGTCTCGCTGCGCGAGCTCGAGAAGAAGGCCGGCATGCATTCGGGCAGCAACCCGGATGGCGGTTTCTTCGTGCATCCCGAGTTAGACACCGGACCGCTGGAAGGGCTCCTCAGCAACGCCGTCGTGATGCGTCAGGTGGCGACGGTGCAGTCCATCTCCGGGCCGTCGTTCAAGAAGCCCGTCAACCTCCGCGGCGCGACGGTCGAGTGGGTGGGAGAGCGCCAGAACCCGCCCGACACGAACACGCCTGACATCGCCGAGATCGACGTTCCCGCCATGGAGATGGCAGCGAACGTGCTGGCCTCCCAGACGCTGATCGAGGATTCCTCGCTCGACATCGAGAGCTTCCTCGCGGAGGAGGTGCTCGACACCTTCGGCCAGGAAGAGGAGCGGGTCTTCTCCTCCGGTAACGGTGTCAACAAGCCGAGGGGGCTCTGGGCCTACGATATGGTGGCGAACGACAGCTGGGCCTGGGAGAAATTCGGCTTTACGCTCAGCGGCAAGAACGGCGGCTTCCCCGATCCGGGCGCGGCCGTCAATCAGGCTGACCCTCTCTGGACGCTCATCTACTCGCTGAAGCCCGCTTACCGGAACTCGGCGAAATTCATGATGAACTCGGGTCTCGTCGGCCGTTGCCGTCAGCTGAAAGACGGCGAGGGGCGCTGGATCTGGGCTGATGCCCGCGACAGCAATCCGGCTCAGCTCTGCGGGTATGAGGTTGTGGTCAACGAGCAGGCGCCCAACGGAGACGCGGACGCCTTCCCGATCGCATTCGGGGACTTCGCGCGCACCTACCTCATCGTCGATCGCGTCGGCGTCACTGTGCTCCGCGATCCTTACACGCGCACCCCCTACATCCGCTTCTACACGCGCAAGCGGGTCGGCGGTGGCGTGAAGAACTTCGAGGCGACCAAGTTCCTCAAGTTCGCGCAGTAGACGCGGCGCCGCTTAGCAGGCGGCCGGAACCCGGCCGCCACCTTCCTCTCTCCGATCATCGAAAGGAAAGCCCATGTCCCAGAGGGACCTTTGCAACGTCATCCACCCGGTGCCGCTGATCACGCCCGTCGCGGCGCGCACCGACAACACGCCGATCGTCAGCGCGATCATCGACACCAAGGGCTACAACAGTTGCACGCTGGTGCTCATCACCGGCGCCAACACCGACGCCAACGCCACCTTTGCCGTGCTGGTCGAGGAGGGCGACAACTCGGGGCTCGCGGACAACACTGCGGTCGCCGACGAGAACCTCGTCGGCACCGAGGCGCTCGCGGGCTTCACCTTCGCCGACGACAACAAGTGCCGGAAGATCGGCTATGTCGGCAACAAGCGCTACGTGCGCATGACCGTCACGCCCTCGGGCAACGACTCCGGCAACATCTTCCTCTCCGGTGTCGCGATCCTCGGCCATCCGCGCACAGCCCCCACGCCGAACCCGCCGCAGTAAGCGGCGCGGCAGACGAAACCCGGATGGTGCGCTTCGGCGCACCATTCCCTTTCCTGACCCAAACGCGAGGCCGACATGCAGGCAAAGACAGTGAAGCAGTTCCGGATGGTGCCGCCGGGCGAAATCCATGGGCGCCAGTTCGAGGCGGGCGAGATCGTCTCTGGCCGCGTCGCTGAGGTGGCGCTTGCCGAGGGGTGGGCCGCTCCACTCGACGCCGCCAACGACGAGATCCCGGTCTCGTCTTCGGACGGTAACGGCCCCCCCGGATCGGGACCCAATGACGGCGCTCCGGCTCCTGTCCCGCAGCCCGTGGTGCGCGCAAAGCTCACCAAGCGCCACATCCACAAGAGCGCGGACGGCATCGAGGAGATCTACGCCAAGGGCACGGTGATCGAGGGCGATCTGGCGCGTGCGTTCGTCGAGGCCGGCGTCGCCGAGTTCATCGGCAAGTAGGCCTCGGCGCGCTCCCATGCAGATCAAACGCATCAGCGGCCCGGCGGCGGAGCCCGTCACGCTGGCCGAGGCGAAGGAGCACCTGCGGGTGCTCCACAATACTGAGGACGCGCTCATCGGGCGCACGATCAAGGCGGCGCGCGAGTTCGTTGAGGGTGAGACCGGGCGCGCCCTCATTACGCAGACGTGGAAACAGTGGCTTGCGTCGTTTCCCCGGGCCGGCGTCATCGAGCTGCTGAAGCCGCCGCTGCAGAGCGTCACGGCGATCCGCTATCTCGACGTCCTGGGCGCGCAGCAGACGCTCGATCCGTCGATCTATTCCGTGCAGCCCGCTGGCCTTCTCGGCTGGGTGCAGCGCCGCTCCGGGCAATCCTGGCCGGTGACGTCGGCCGATCCGTCAGCCGTCGAGATCGAGTTCGTCGCAGGCTACGGCGCAACCCCGGCCGACGTGCCCGAGTCGCTGCGCAATGCCGTGCTCCTCCTCGTCGAGCACCTCTATCACAATCGTGGCGAGACGGTTGACGGACCCCTGACCGTCAATCCGCTCGCCTCGCAGCGCCTGCTCGCCACCTTCCGCACCAGCGGGTGGATCTGATGTCCGCGCGGCCCGAGCTCATCACCATCGAGCGCGAGACGACGACGCGCCGGGCGGGCGGCGGCCTCACCAGCGCGTGGGCGTCGATCGGGCAGCTCTGGGCCAGCGCGGAGTACATCGGCGGCAGCGAGGGCGAGCAGCGCGGCGCCGTGCGCGCCGTCGTGCGCTACCGGTTCGTGGCGCTGTCGGCGGGCGTGGAAGCGCTCGGCGTGACGCTCACGGATCGCATCGTCTGGAATGGCGAGACCTACAATCTGCGGGAGATGCCGCGCCGTCTCGCGCGGCGGATCGAGACGCAGATGATCGCCGAGAGCGGGGTGGCTCAATGAGCTACATCGAAGGCATCGAGGAGCTGAAGGCGAAGTTCCGCCGCTTCGACGACGAGGTGGCCGCCAGCATCAATTCCGCCGTGATCGGCGAGGCGCGCGAGATGCAGCAGGAGACCGCTGCCCTCGTTCCGGTCGACACGGGTGAGGGGCGCGACGCGCTGCTCGACGACAGGGCGCTGCGCATCACCAAGAGCCCGGACGGGCCCGGCATCCGTGTGTTGTTCGGCCTCGACGTGCCCGCGCTCGCGAAGCGCGCCTTCCATCTGTTTTTCGTCGAGTTCGGCACCAAAGGCTACATGAAGGGCCAGGAGCGCCATGCCGGTTTCGACAAGAAGGGCCGGCGCCGCTGGCGCAGGATCAAGAAGCCGGTGCCGCCTCGCCCCGCGAATCCGTTCTGGCGCCCGGCGGAAGCCAACATGTGGCGCCGTCTCGAGGCGCGGCTGAACATGGCGCGCTTCGTTGCGGCGGCCAAGCGCGCCGCCGGGTTTGCGGACCAGAACTGAGGACCGCTGAGACGCGGATCGCTGAGACATGGCCTCGCTCGAATTCGAAGTGCAGAAGGCGGTGGACGCGCTGTTGATCGCCGCTCTTTCCACCTTCACGCCGCCCGGCCGGTCCGCGCCCGGTGTGCCCGTCTACGACCACGCGCCGCAGCAGGCGGCGTATCCCTACGTGCGCTTCGGCCGCAAGATCAAAACGCCGGAGAACCTGCTGGCCGAGAAGATGGCGCGGGTGCAGATCACGCTCACCGTGTTCTCCGATTTCCACGGCCAGGAGCAGGTGGACGCCATCCTCGCCAGGATCGAGGACACGCTGGACGACGCCGAGCTCACGCTGGCGGCGGGCACGGCCGTGCGCTGCGATCTCGAGCGCTCCGATACCGTCGTCGATACCGACGGCAAAACCTACACCGGCTCGGCGATCTACGCCGTGCTCGTGCACCCCTGATCCGCTGACCCCACTTTCCGGAGGATACCATGAGCAAGGTCCGCAACCGCGGCACCACGATGGCGATCGGCACCAAGGCCGCGAACCATCTCACCGACACCTACACCGAGGTCGAGGGCACGGTGACGGTCACCGGCAACATCGGCGTGAAGTGGCCGGAGGGCGACATCACCACGCTCAAGGACCAGTTCAAGAAGACCGGCAAGATCGGTCCGGCGGACGCGGGGCGTTGCACGCTCACCGGCCATCTGGACGAGGTGGCAGCCAGCGGTCCGCTGCCGGGACTTGCCGCGCTGTTCGCGGCCGCCCTCGATGACACGGTGGACGGCGTCTACAACGTCAAGCTCACCAAATCGAACGGGCGCGTGAAGTATCTCAAGGCCGGTATTTTCGAGTTCACCGAGACCTACGGCAACAACCAGGCGCTCAACGGCTTCCAGTCGATCGCGATCCTGCAGCAACTCCCCAGCGACGCGGCGCCGCCCGCGGTTCTGCCCGCCAACTCCCGGCTCCCCGCGATCGCGGGCCTCGCCGTCGAGGGCGGCACGCTCACGGCGGTGCCCGGCATCTGGTCCGGCTCGCCGACGCTCGCCTACCAGTGGCAGATCGACGATGCCGGATGGGAGAACATCGTGGGTGCCACCAACCCGACCTACTCGCCTGTGGTGGGTGATGTCGGCAGCGCAATCCGCGTGATCGAAACCGCCACCAACGGGGCCGGCAGCGCCTCCGCCAACTCGGCGCCCACTGTCGACGTCGTGGCCGCGTAACGGGAGCGGCGGCAGATGTACGATCAGGGGGAGTTGGCGCGCGGTGCAACGCTCGTGGTCTGCGGTCGAGAGTATGCGTTCGACCGCTCGCTCGACATGCTGCGCCGCGCGGAGGGCGCGATCGGCGCCGTCGCGCCGTTCGCGCAGCGTCTCGACGTTGGCGCCGCAACGTCGGACGAGATCGTTCGTGTCTACGTGGCGTTGCTGCGCGACCGGGCCGGGGCGCCTCAGCGCGAGATCCTCGATGCGTGGGTTTGGGAGGAGGGCGTGCGGGCGCACCAAGCCCTCGCCGTTTACCTCTATTCCCTCACCATGGGCTCGAAGGAGCTTCGGCGCGTGCTCGATGAGCGGCGTGTTGATGAGGAGCCGGCGCGGGACGACGCACGCGGCCCTTTTGCAAAGACGGCTGGGCAGACTGGGATTACATCCTGGGCCTCGGGCGGGTCCTTGGGTGGACGCCCGCCCAGCTTTGGTGCACCTCGTTCTACGAGATGACGGCAATGCTGGCGGCCGATATTGCACGCCTGCCGAAGCCGCCCTCCGAGCCGAGCGAAGACGACATGTGGGCATTCCTCGATCGCCTGCCGGAGGCCTGACGCATGCCTGAAGGGTTCAACAGTAGCTTGGTCGACAGGGCTCTCGCGGAAGAACTTGCGTGCTCCTTTGCCTGGATCACTCGGGATTTCCCATTCCCACCTTCTCGGGACGACATTCTTGTATGGATTTACGAGCATGGCGTGCGCAGAGAAGGATTGATGCAGCACCTCATGGTCAAGTTGACCGAGTTTGTCGGTGTCGAGTTGAAGGAGGTCCCTCGTGCCTGAAGGGATCAATTCCGTCGCAGATCTCCGGGTGATCGTCGACGCCAACGCCGACAAGTTCCATTCCGGCGTGCAGGGCATCATGCGATCTCTGGGCGAGCTCGAAGCTGACGGCAGCAAGAAGCTCACCGGGCTAGATACACTAATGGCCGCCGTCGGAGATGTTGCTGCTGGAGTCGGCAGCAAAATCAACCTGGCCACTGGTGTTATGCGGACGGCGGTCAATGTTTTCGATCAACTCGCCAAGCAAGGACGTTCGGCAGCGGAGGCTCTTGGCGCGACTGCCGAATACGACGCCCTGACAAGCTCTCTGGGCGGCCTTGGACTCACAATGAAAGATACTGCGGCGACTGGGTTCGCGGTTCTAGCGTCTTCTGCGTATGATGGGGGTTTGGCGTTGCTTGGTGTCAAGGCGGACACCGAGTCGACTTCAGAGACGACGGAAGATTTCGCTCGCAGGGTGTTGGTTGCCGCGAAAGAAGCGGTCGACGACTACACCATGGCGCTCAAGCAGTGGTCGGGGAACATTAAGGAGGTCCCTGGTGAGTTGGATAAGGCGGCCGAAAGTGCGGAGCGAAACGCAAAGCGCTTTCGAGAGGCAGCCGAGCAATATGAGAACTGGGGATTCGGGAGCCTAGCGCCGAAGGGTTGGATTTCTGAGCGGTTGCGGGGCATCGCAGACTGGTTCCAGGAGGAAGGCGCGAAGGCTGATGCGAAGCTCAATGATGGATTGAGCGAAGGACGATGGGCACCTAAGACAATCATCGCAGGCAAGGAGATCGTAGAGCTTCTCGGGCGCGAGAGTGCCGCGCTTCAGCGACGGACTGAAGTGATGCGTATGAGCGCAGCGGAAGCTGCGGAATACAATTACATTCAGGACAAAATCGCTGAAGGTCTGAGAAAGGGTACCCTGACCGACGCCGCAGTTCAGGCGATCGAGCGTGAAGGCGCGCGAATTCGAGCGAACACGCAAGCGTTGGAGGATTACACCAAGGCAAAACAGGAAGCGGCGAGAGAAGAGCAGCGGATCAATGCCGCCGCCCAGCAGCGGGATCGGGCAGAAACGCAATTGTTCGCCAACACTGAACGCGAATTAACCGCGCTCCGACTTAAGGCGCAGACTGTTGGGATGACGGTTACGCAAACTGCCGAATTGGTCTTCTATGAAACAAAGCTGCAGCAGCTGCGAGCATTGGGGGGGCCCGAGACGCCCGATCAGGTCGAGCAGCTTCGGAAGCAAGCAGCGGAGTACGGCCGATTGACGGAGGCGGTGAGCGCGCAGCAGACCGGGCTGCGCCGCCTCGGCGAAATTGGGCAGACCGTCTCGGGCACGCTCGCCTCCGCCTTCGCGCAATGGACGCGCGGTGCGGAACTCGACGTCAAAAACATGGTCGCATCGATGCTGAACGAGCTCGCGCAGCTCACCTTCCGCCGTGGCGCGCTGGAACCGCTGTTCGGCGGCGGCATGGGCGGGCAGGGCTCAGACGGCGGGCTGTTCAGCTCGCTGCTCGGCTCCATTTTCGGAGGCTTCCGCGAAAGCGGTGGCGATGTCGAGGCTGGCAAGGCCTACGTCGTCGGCGAGAAGCGCGCGGAGCTGTTCATTCCGGGCCAGAACGGCACCATCGCGCCGTCGGTCGGCGGCGGGCGAGGCGGAGAGATCCACGTCTACGTGCACGGCACCGAGGATTTCGACGCGCGCGTGGAAAGCACGGCGGAAGGCGTCGTCGCCCGTCAGGCGCCGTCGATCGTGCAGGCCGCCGTGGCCTCGAGCAGCAAGTTGGGCAGCCGCACGCTGCCCGGGCAATTGCAGAACCATCAGCGGCGGGGAACGCAGTAGATGGAGCGGCGCATCATCGACCTGCCGCGCTGGTTCGGCCAGTTGACGTGCAATTGGGTGATCAATCCGCGCGGCCGCTCCGCCGGCAACGGCGTGACGGGCACCGGACAGGTGGTCTACGGCATCCAGCCGCGCTGGGAGACCACGCTCGACCTCGCGGCGATCACGCCCGACCAGATGAAGATCTGGCGGGCCATCCAGGCGAGCCTGCGCGGGCGCATCAACGTGCTTCGCGTGCCGATCGTGGATTTTCTCGGGCATCCGGGCGAGCCCGGGAGTTGCCTCTACGAGGGTGAGGTGACGCACGACGACGGCACCGGATTCGCGCACGAGTGGACGCTGCCGGTCGACACTGCGCACGCCGCGGGCGCCGAGGAAATCGTGGCCGAGCCCGGGAGCGCGCTCGACCTGCTGCAGCCCGGCATGTGGTTCTCCCACGACGACTGGCCGTACATGGTCATTGGGATCGAGCGCGAGGACGACGTGACGCGCTATTCGATCGAGCCGCCTCTGCGTCGCGACATTCCCGCCGGCGCGGAGATCACGCTCTCGGCCACGGCGCTCATGGTGATGGTGACCGATCTCGACGGCCGCATGCCGGTGCAGCGCGGGCGCCTCGCAACCACGGCGGTCAATCTTTACGAATGGACCAACCGGCCATGATTCCGAGCGATTACGACCTGCGCTCCGAGACGATCGGCGTGCTCGACCTCGTGGAGCTCGACACCACCGAGGGCATCTGCCGCTTCATCCTCAACGAGGACGGCTGGTTCAAGGATGTGAACGGCAACACCTGGGTGGGGTCGAAGCTGATCTCGCTCTCGGATCTCGAGTTCTCGATCAACGGCACTGCGCCGGGCGTCGAGCTGACGCTCGCCTTCCTGCAGGACCCCGAGCAGCAGGATCTCGTCGCCTACGTGCGCTCCATCGGCGTCGAGGCGGTGAAGGAACGCCCCGCCCGGTTCTATTTCCAGTACATCGCCAGCACCTCAGAATATTTCCGGCCCGTCTACGCGCCGATCCTGCTCACCACGCGGCGCATGATGAACATCGGCTATTCGTTCGACGGACCGCAGATCAGGCGCCTGTCGGTGACCGTGGAGAGCGCATTCAGCCTGCGCGCGAAGCCGGTGGGCGGACGCTACAACGTCGTCGATCACTCGCGCCGGGTCGGCTCGTACAATCCGAGCCTCGAATTCATGCCGACGCACAATTTCGACGAGCAGGCGCTGTTCGGGCTGTGAGATCAGGCGTGGACACTCTGTACGCCTGCCTGCATCGCTGGATGGCGCAGCCGTTCGTGTGGGGCGAGAGCGATTGCAGCCTCGCCGTCGCCGATTATGTCGTCGCGCTGGGGTTCGCCGATCCCGCGGAGGACCTGCGCGGACAGTACGATAGCGCGGCGAGCTGCCACCGTCTCACGGGTTGGCTCCGCGATCCTGTCGGCGCGGTGCGTCACCGATTTGAAGCGGTCGGTCTCGTGCCGACCACGGACCCGCAGCGCGGCGACGTCGGCGTGATCCGGATCAGGGCCGAGGGGGCGGTGACCGTCGTCACCGCCGTCTGCCTCGGAGAAAACTGGGCTGTGAAAGGCGAGCACCGCGTCACTGTTGGCCAGGCGCTCGATGTGCTCGCGGCGTGGAGCGTCTCCCGTGGGTAGGGCGCTTTACGCGGCGCTGCTCGCGACGTTCCTCTGTTTTGGAGCGACCGAGGCCCGCGCCGCGCCGCCCGTCGTCGGGTTTATCGGCGGTCTCGTCGCGGCGCTGGGCGCCACCTCGCTCGGCGGCGTCATCATGGGCCTCGGCGGCGCGGGCGCTCTCGCGGGCGCTTCTGCCGGCTTTGCATTCGGCTCGTCGGTGCTCGGCGGCTTCCTGATCAACGCCGCGCTCTCAATCGGCATCTCGTCGCTCGCGCGCACGGTCCAGGAGACGCTGCGGCCCCGGCCGACGCTCCCGACCAACAACCCCGGCGCGCGCATCGTCAACCTGCGTCAGTCGGTCACCAATTTCGAGCACGCCTACGGCGTCGTGCGGAAAGGCGGTGCGGTCAGCTTCTGGCAGGGCAAGACCGGGGGGCGCTACTACGACGTGATCCTGGCGGCGCGCCAGATCAACGGTGTCCGTACCTGGTACGCCGACGAGCGCACATTCACCGTCGACGGGGACGGCTGGGCCGTCGAGGACGCATTCAAGAGCCGGGGCGTGTCGCGCCTCAAGGTTGAGCTGCACCTGGGCGGACCGGGCCAGGAGGCCTCCCCGCTCCTGATGGAGCGCTTTCCCGAGTGGACCGAGGAGCACGACATGGCGGGACTCGCCCACGTCGTCGTCTACACCGAGAACGTCCGCGCGCAGGACTTTTCTGCGGTCTATCCCTCGGGCCGCGAGCCGGCGATCACGCCCGTGATCGAGGGGTATCTCTGCTACGACCCGCGCGACGAGGAGACCAAGTTCACGACCAACGCAGCCCTCATCATCGCCGATTGGGTCGTGTCGCCTGACGGCCTCGGGCGCAGCGTGGATTGGGACAAGGTCGCGATCGAGGCGGACGTGTGCGACGAGACCCTGCTCGACCGCAACGGAAATCCGCTGCCGCGCTGGCAGCTCTCGGGCGCCTACGCGTCCGACGACGAGCGCGAGACGGTTCGCGCGCACATGGGCGTGGCGTGCGATGCGTTCTTCTTCGAGGATGCGAACGGCGTCGTGGGGTTCCACGTCGGCCGCTACATCGAGCCCACGGTCGAGATCGTCGACGACGACATCATCTCGGTGCAGTACAGCGAGGGTCCCTCGGGGACCGACACCACCAACGCCTTCGCAATCCAGTATTCCGAGCCCGCGATCGGCTATCGCGAGTTCATGTCCGCGCCCTACGTGCTCAGCGGCCTCGACGAGACCTATGAGGAGGACTCGCTCTCGGCGTTCTGGGCGCCGCACCACAATCAGGCGGTCCGCATCGGCAAGCGGCTGCTGCTCGTCCGCCGCGCCAAGTACCGCGCGAACTTCCTGCTCAAGTATCAGGGCATCCGCCTCATCGGCCAGCGTTTCTTCAGGGTGCGCCACGACGAATTCGGCCTCGATCAGGTGTTCGAGGTCGACAAGCTCGTGCGCAACGACGACGGGCTCTCGTGGACGGTCGAGGCGCACTCGGTCGCCGCCTCCGATTTCGATTTCGACTCCGTCACGGAGGAGCCGGCGCGGCCCGCCCGCACCACCATCATTTCCTCGTCCGACGTGCCGGTGCCGGCCGACGTCACGGCGGTGAGCCAGCCGTTCGCCGGATCGGTCGCCATCCATGTCGCTTGGGACGAGCCCGAGCGCGACAGCCTCGTCTACGAGGTGCGCTACCGCGTCAGCGGCTCGCTCGAGCCGTGGACCTCGCTCAGCGTCCCGGTCAACCAGTATCACCAGGACATCGTGGGCCTGCTCGACGGAGAGACCTACGACGTGCAGGTGCGCGCGATGACGTCGACCGGGCGCGCGTCCGTGTGGACACCGAACACGCCGATCGCCGTGACGGCGGTGGTCGACTCGGTGCCGTCCGGTCCGGTGACGGGCGTCAACGCGACGGGTGGCACGGGCGAGGCGACGCTCGAATGGGTGGCACCGAACAGCGCCAACTACTTCGCGGCGCGCATCTACCGCAACACCACCAACTCGATCGGCAGCGCAACGGCCATCGCGACCGCCTACGGCGCGCCGAACGCCGCCGACGAGTACGCCGCGAGCGGCCTTGCCGCCGGCACCTATTACTTCTGGATCGTGTCGCTCAACGTCTCCGGTGTCGAGGGCACACCGGTGGCGACGGGCGCCGTCACCGTAACCTGACGCTCTTGTGGGGGGAGCCTGATGACTGAACTCGCGTCGTACATCTGGGGCGACTACAACACCGATCGCATCCCGAGCTCCGGATTCAAGGAGCCGAAAAAGCGCCTGATCCGCGAGTGGGGCACGTGGATCGAAGGGGCGCTGCTCGGCACCAGCGTTGTCGGGCGCGTGATCCATGCGACGCGCGCGAGCCTGTACGCCGACCTCGCACACGCGGCCAACACGATGGCGTGGGTCTGGAACGACCCCACGACGGCCTACAACGGGATCTACGCGAAGGTTGGCGCCTCGGGGTCCGGCTCCTGGACGCGCCTCACCGACCTTCCGTACAGTTTCCTGGCCGCGCAGAACGACGGCGATGGGACCGCGAATGCCATCGAGGCCACGACGCCGTCTCCCATTCCGGACGGCAACGGCCGCACTCTGATCACGCTGCCGATCTTCGCCACCAACACCAACACGCCCGTGACGGTGGAGTTCAACGAGGACGGTTCTCCGCTCACCATCAAGACAAGCGCGGGTAACGATCCGGTTCCGGGCGGGCTCGTCGCCGGCATGATCGTGGCGGGCTGGAAGGACGGCAGCACGTTCCGCATGTTGTCGGACCAGGCCAGCGCGGCCATTCAGGCGGCGGCCGAGGACGCGGCCGACCGGGCAGAGGCGGCTGCCGTCGGCATCGCAATCACGACATGCGCCACCCGCACCGAATTGAAGGCGCTCGACCCATCGCTCCGCAAGCTGGCCGTGCTGCGCGAGGCCGGCCGCGAGGGAACCTGGGTCTGGCGCACGGGCGACTACTCGGCGCAGATCGCGGCCGACACGGCCGAAGGCCTCTACCTCAAGGCGGACAGCGTGGCCGCGTCCGCCGGTGCGTGGGTGCGCGTTTATGACGGGTCCGTACTCCCGACGTGGTTTGGCGCAACAGCAAACGCAGGTAGTAGTCAACACACCGCATTGCAGGCGTGGATTGATAGCGGTGCAGAGGATTTGTACCTGCCTCCTGGCATTTGGCGCGCGGACAGTACGCTAACGTGTGGTCACAACGTCAAGCTGCACGGACCGGGTGTGCTGGATTTTGGCTACGGCACCGGGCAGTTGCTCGTCACAGGAGCGGGGCTATCGGCGCTCGATCCACTCAGCGCAAACGTGTCTCGTGGCGGGAGAGCGTTGTCGTGGTCGTCCAGTCAGGGGCTGGCCGCTCGCGATATTGTCGTGCTCTACAATCCTACTGACTACTCGTGGGGGTCGCGGCGTACCTACTACCGAGACGGCGCGGCTTTTAGGGTCCACTCCATGAGCGGCAACACGGCCAACATCTACGGCCAAGCCGTGGACCCTTACGTAGCGGCGTCTTTCGCCTGCTACAAAATGAGCACTGTGCGGGCGACGATCGACATCGGAGGATTTGTCGCAGCCGGTTCTGGCAGCGTTCCGCCGCTCTATCTCAAATGGTGTGCGGATAGCCGCGTCAACCGGCTGCGGGGTCACGGCGGGCTCTATACCATTTGCGAAATTGACCAGTGCTTTGGCGTTACAGTAGACCTCGCGGCCCCTATTAATGCGAGCCCTGCTGCCGGTGACGAGTACGGAGTGATCGTCTCTAACTCAACGCACGTGCATTTCGATGGCGACGCGTCTATGGCCACGCGGCACGCCATCGCGCTGGGCGGTCGAGACAATGCCGGAGCTATCCCGTGCCGGTATATCACTGTCTCCGGTGTCACCCTATGCAACGGCGCGGACGGTGACGATGTGGGCGCGGCCGACGCTCACGGCAATTGCGATTTTGTGACCTACGACAACTGCACGATGTTGAGCGGTGCCACGGTTGGAGGCCGCAACGGGGCGCTGCGAAACTGCACCATATTCGGCATGGACAGCGCGCACGGCGATTGCATTAACAGCGCTGAGTTTGTCGGCAGCGGCACGTTCACGCTGGAAAATTGCACCCTAATCAGCGAGGGAAACGGCGCGTCGGTCGGCTACATCAACATCGTCCCGCTCGGACCAAGCGGTGCTGGCTCCCCTGCTCAAACGTCGATGCGGGGCGATCTCAACGTCGTGATCCGCAATCTGACGGTGCGGACACCGAATGCGATCTCAACCAGCAAGCTGCTCACGCTGCGACCGGCAAACGCAGACTACAAAACCAACCTCACCATGGACGGGGTTGTGTGGATTGCGCCTGCTGGGCTCGCGTTTGTCTATGCTGAGGATACGACGCTCTCGGCTATGCTCTCAGACGGGTTGAGCGTGGACAACGTGCAGGGGCCGTCTGGCACGTATCTCATCTACCCGACTAGCGACATTGCGGCGGTCCCGACCCGGGAAATGCGTCAGTGTGGGCGCGCATCCGTCACAACGGCAGCCGCAACATCGGTCATCGCTAGCCCCGTCTCGTATCGCTACCCCTACTCGCGTGCGCCGTCTGGCCAGTGCGCGATCTCGCTGACTGACGGGAGCGCGTCGAGCCAGACCGCAGGGCAAAACGCGATCCCGAAATTGTACGCCATCTCCAACACGCAGATCAGACCGGCAATGTTGGCATCCGCTAATTTCACGGCATCAGTCGCTGTGGATTTGCATTGGAGTGCTGAGGTACGCGGGTTCTAGGTGGCGGAGGGCGGCCAGGGAGAAACCGTCCGCACAGGCTGGCTCACGCCGGCCTTTTTTATTGGGGGGAAGACATGCGACTTTCACCGGTGGGGCTCGACTTCATCAAGCGGTTCGAGACCTTTGTGCCGTGGGTGTACGACGACAAAGTGCCGGCGCAGCGCCGCGGCAATAGCCTGATCTATCGCGAGTGGCGGCCGGGCGATCCGATCATCGGCACGCTCACCATCGGCTACGGGCACACCGACGCGGCCAAGTTTGATCTCGGGTTCAAGCTGCGCGACGTTCCGCCGGGCTTCCGGCTGACCGAGAGCGAGGCCGCCGGAATTCTCGACGTCGACCTCGACGCATGCGAGCAGGACGTCGGCCGCGCCGTCAAAGTGGCCCTCACGCAGGGGCAGTTCGACGCGCTCGTCTCGTTCTGCTTCAACTGCGGGCCGGGGAACCTCCGCAACTTGACCGCGCGCCTCAACCGGGGCGACTACGACGCCTGCCGCAAGGCGTTCGACCTCTACGTCTACTCCGGCGGGGAGCGCATGCGCGGCCTGCAGCGCCGCCGCGACGGCGAGCAGGAGCTGTGGGATTCGCGGACGCCCACGGCGCCGGAGGAGCCTGTCGATCATCCCGAGGCGGTGGACGCCGTCAAAGCGCCACCGGCCAGCATGGCGCAGTCGAGCGAGGGCAATGCCGCGGTGGCGACCGGTGCCGCCGGCGGCACGACGACGGCTGTGCTCGTCTCGACGGCCGTCAAGAACGCGGCTGGCGCGAAGGCGATCACGTGGACGGGTTTCCTGGTCGCGCTCGCCGAGCAGCCCGAGTTCTGGATGGCGCTCGGCACGGCCGTGCTGCTCGTCGGCGGCCCCGCCTACATCTGGCTGCGCCGCGCGGGCGAACTCAAGCTGGGGGTGCGCTGATGCTCGGCATTCCGATCCTCTCCGCCGCCTGGTGGGCGGCAAAGGCGCTGGGGCTCAAGGCGGCCGTGGGGCGCTTCGTCAACGGCTCGGGACTCGCCGCTCTCGCCATCGGCCTCGGCGCGGCGCTCGTGCTGATCGGCGCCGTCTGGCTCGTGCACGAGATCCGTTCGGGCGAGGCCGCGCAGTGGCAGGCCGTCATCTCGCAGTCGAAACTGCTCGGCCAGGTGCGCGCCCGTCTGCGTGACCGGCGCGTGGAGGAGGCGGCCGCCCGCGAGCGCGCGCTCTACGTCGACCAGATCGAAACCATGGCGGAGCACGCGGCCGCGCTCGAGCGCGAGCTCGCCGCGCTCAAGGCCGCTGAGGGCAACCCCGTGATCTATCCGCAATCGCTGGCAAGGGAGCTTCGCAAATGAGAGAGGCAACAGGCAGCAGGCAGCGGGCAGCGGCCCTCCGCGCCGCCGCGCTGGTGGTGATGCTGGGCACGGCGGCGCTGCTCTCCGGGTGCTCCGGCAAGGACGTGCCGGACGGCTGGATCGCGCTCACCGAGATGGAGGCGCAGCCGCCGGCCATCCCCGACGAATGCCTGACCGACAAGGATCCGCGCTGGGTGGACCTGCCGGACCGCGACGTGTTGCAGGACGAGGGCGCCCGCAACGTGCGGGACAACAAGGATCGTTTCCGCCGCCTCGCCGGCAAGCGCCGCGTGTGCGCGGCGGGCCTCGCCGAGCTCCGCAGCGTGCCCGCGCCGCCCGCCGCACCTGCGACACGGTGAGGGCGCCATGGGGGATATCAGCAATGCACGACCGCAGCCCCAATGGGCATCCAAGCTGGGCGCCGCCCTCGCCGTGGGACATGCTGCTGGGGCGGCTGGACCGCATCGATCAGCACATGATGGGCGTGTCGAGCCGTCTCGGCGGGCTGGAGCAGGGCCAGGAGATCAGCCTCGACAACGACCGGGAGATTTTCGGGGCGATGCGGACGCTCAGCGACCGCGTCATGACGCTCGAGGTGGCGCGGACGCAGCCGGCGGCGACGCCTGGGCCCCTCACGGCTCCCGCTTTCCCGCCGGCACCCCTTACCCCGCCGCCTTCCGCAGCCCCTATCCCGCCGCCTACGGCAGCAGTGGGTTTGCTCTCGTCCATCACGGACCTGATCCGGGCGTTGACGGAGGTGCTGCCGCGGGCCCGCGAGGTGGTGGTGGCGCTGCTGTTGCTGGCGGCGGCGCTGGGGATCGCGGAAACGAAGACCGCGCCGGGCAGCGCACCCGCCGCCGGGCCGAGCAGCGAGAGCTCGTCCGCGCCGTGATGTGGAGCGGCGTCGGTCTCGTGCTCGGCTCGAGCATCGTCAAATGGCTGCTGGCGTGAGGCGGCTGCAATGGTCGAAATCAAGACCCTGCCGGTCCGCGCACAACACATCGCTGACGATGCCTCGTTCGAGACCGAGTATGGGATGGGGCTGGTCGCGGGCTCATTCCGGATCGAGGGCGACTATTTTTGGTACTGCTGCCCGTGCGGGTGCCGCCAGATCGGTGCGTTGCGCGTCGGCGTGGGCCACAAGCCGCCGCACAGCGCAGAGGATCGCGCCACGTGGGAGTGGAACGGGTCGCTCGACGCGCCCACGCTCGCGCCGTCGGTGCACCACGTCGGCCACTGGCACGGCTGGCTGCAGAATGGGGTATGGACCTCATGCTAACGGCTGCTCCTGAGACCTGATCATCCCATCGCCGCGCGCCTTCACGCGCGGTGGTCTCGGCCGCCACCCTGCATGGCAACCGAGCACGCCCCTGCCGTCGGCTCTCCCACCCCCGGAGCCGGCGGCGGGGGCTTTTTTTTGCGTTACGGGCACCAGTCGCTGTGGGGGCCGTGCCCGTCGTAGGCGTGGCCCCAGCCCTCGCGGATGGCGATGGCGGCAACGTCCTCGCCGGAGAACGTCAGGCGGCCCAAGGGGCGGCGGTATTTGTCGGGGTCACCAAGATAGGCAAGGCGGGGCGTTCGCGTCTCCACGAGGCTCCGGAGGCGTTCCGCGGCCCACTGGCCGAGGGCGCGCTCCTCCGGGCAGTGCGCCTGACGGATCTCGGGCGCGTCGAAGCCCGCCAGCCGCCAGCGCCAATAGCCGTAGTCGATCGTGTCGCCGTCGACCACCCGCAGCGGCTGCCACAGCGCGACAGCGGCCGGCAGCGCGATCGCGACGAGCATCGCGAGCGTGGTCGACGGACGAGGGGTGCGGGGTGAGGGCGGCATGGCCGGAGAACGGAGGCGAGGGCGCCGATCCGGCGGAGGGAACACAGCGGGCACGAGTCGAAATGGAGGGCGTTTTCGGGAGTCGAAACGGGTCTGGTCAGACTCCACCTAACCCATTGAAAGGACACTGGTCGGAGCGGGGAGATTCGAACTCCCGACCCCTTGCTCCCGAAGCAAGTGCGCTACCAGGCTGCGCTACGCTCCGCCCGACCGTGTGTCCTAGACCGATGCGCGCCAACCCTGGGGGTT